TGCAACGCTGTTATCATCCTTTTTTAAGAAGATTTTACCGTTGTCAGTCCTTACCGCTAATTCACCTAAAACTAAATCACTAGCACTTGGATCGCTGCCACTTGCGTTCTTGAGTTTAATTGTGACTGCCATTTGTTATTCCTCCTAGTGTTTGATTTGTTTTAGTATGTTCCTCCGTTTACATCGAAACCTGAAACTGATCCATTCTCTAAGAATGTGACCAGATCAGATAAAGCAACTTGAACCATTGTGCCATTATCGTTCATTACTAATCGGTCTGCGGCAGCAAGAGTTGTTGAAGTTGCAGACGTTCCACCGTCGATGATGTTTAGTTCTGCTGTTGTTACTGTCGCTCCATCAAGAATCCCAACTTCTGTCCCTGTTAGATCAGCTAATGCACTAGCTGTGCCACTCGCCATAGTTGCGAGTTCTGTTAATTCGGCATCAAGAGCTTGCTTTGCATCTAACTGAGTCTGAATTGCGCTAGTAACACCATCTACATAATTTAATTCGGTTGTAGAAAGAGTTGCGCCATCTAAGATCTCTACCTCAGTCGAAGTTAATAAAGCCAATGCAGCAGCAGCTCCAGATTGACAACCTGACAAGGCATCAAGATCAGCATCATAAGCCTGTACGTTTGTTCCTATTGCCAGTCCTAAAGAAGTCCTAGCTGTAGCTCCATTCTCTATAACAAAATTAGATCCATTACCAACAATAAATCCACTATCAGAAGGTGTAAGACCAGCTACATCGGCTAATTGTGCGTCATAAGCTTGAACATCTGAGCCAATAGCAACTCCAAGAGCTGTTCTTGCTGCACTCGCTGATGTTGCACCTGTTCCTCCATCTCCTATCGCAAGCGTTCCAGTGATTGAACTAGCGTCTAATTTAACCGCCAATTCTCCTGACTCAATAACAACACCACCATTGCTCTTCAAATCAGCAGACATTGTATTGCCTGATTTTTGAAGACCATCACCTGCTGAAATTTGCCCTGCACCTGAGAACTGAGCAAATGTAAGGTTATTTGTTCCTACAACTGCTGAACCTTTGTCAGAAGTACAAACAAAACCATTCTCTGCGTTAGCTGTCCCTTCTTCTATAAATGTAAACGCTCCAGCAGCATCAACACCTGTTGCAAGATCATCTGTTCTTGTCCAACTTCCACCACTGACAACCTTATAAATACCATTCTGACTGGCTGTTGATTGCCCTGCTACAAGAACACGGTCATTAGCTACAACAGAAACACCGTCTATTGTTTGAACTCCACTGAGAGTTAGGTTTGAAGTAGCAACAACAACGCAAGAATCTTTAATATCTAATCCTTGAGCAACTCCATCTACATAACCCTTATTTGCAGCATCATTATCTGCTGTGCAATCAGCAAGGTTTGTGATCTTTTGGCTATTAGCAGAAACAGCAGCCGTTGGAGCTGTCATCTGATCTAACCTATTTGCCCTAACTCCTGTATCGAAATCAGATATTTTAGTGTGAGCTATTGATGGAATATCAGCAGCAACTAAAGCACGAAAAGTAGGAGCTGCATTTGATCCACTTGTAGGTCCAGATAAGATTGCATTGGCAGCTCTTGTATCTGTCTTATTGAAATATGCTCCAGATCCTCCAACTGTAATAATAGAAGTAGCTTCTGGTGGTGTACTTCCATCATCTCCAAAACCGTAATACAGTTTTAAATCATTTTCATTAAACGCTAACTCTGAAGGCAACAGGCTTGATGGTGCGCCTGCTGAACCACTAGCAGCTCTTTTCTTAATCCTTATCGTGTTGGCCACTAGAAGTTACCTCCGTTTGTAAGTGAACTTGTTGTCCAAGTTGCGTCAGCTTTAAGACTTGACGATGTACTGTCATAATAGACTATAGATTTGTTAACAACACTATCCATGTTGATCGTGTCTTGAGGACTAGCTCCCTGTGGTCCCTGTGTTGCGACTTCTATGACTGAACTATTGCTTTCGTCAACAGTTACAGTGTTTTTATTAGTCGTAATGTTGACTGTGGTCATGCGGTATATCCTTGATCCATATAAATAGTACCTTCTATCCAGTATTCTTTCAGCCCTGAACCGTTAGTTAATAACACATCATATTTATATTCATCTAAAGTAAGTAATGCTGTTTGAGTATCTGTCAGCTTCCAATCAAAAGTTCCTCCTGATGCACTTGTAACAGTACAAGTTACGTCTGCTGCTTTAGTAGTTCTTTCAGGATTCCAAACTTGAGAAGCCAAGGTATAGCCCGTTAGGTTTACGGCACTTCCACCTGAATCTTTTAAAGTCACAGAAACATTATGATCCGATCTTCGTTGGATCGTCATGTCATACGTGCCAGGTGCTATAGCCATTTTTAACTAGGCTTTGGATTATCTGCTTTCACTTTAGCAACATGATCCTTCCAAATTGTCGTTCCGTTCACTGAGTCCCAATATTGCATATCTAATTGTTCTCCTATAGAAGAATAAGAACTAGCCCTGTCAGATTTATATTTTACTTTTGCTGCATCTTCGTCAAGCTGAGTTCTTGCCGCCGCAACCGTTGAGTCCTCTAAATTTACAACATTTCCATCCTTATCTTTTGCTCCGTCTTCATCATCAATAAGAGTGACATTTGGATAAGCCTTGTAAATAGCTTCATGATCTAAAAATGCCATTTAAAGAACCTCAATCGCTGTAATTGTACTAACTGTACGTGAACCATAACCTGCGTCAGTATCTTGACCTGAACGATTGACGTACCAAGTGTCACTTGAACTAAAAAAGTGTTCAACACCTACAGCATAAGTTGTTGCGCTCGTTGTGCTAGGGCTGTCTACATACATAATAGTTGTGTTGTGAACAACGATAGGAGCATTTGCCCATTCTTCGTGCCCACTGTAAGCAACAATTCCCAATGAAGTTGATGACCTGTTTCTATTGCTTGCCGCATCACCTTTGAACCCTGAAATCCTTGTCCCTCCTTTTGAAAAGAACCAATCTGTATATCGAGTTGTTGAAGCACCTGTAATTGTTGCAATAAGAAGAACCTTGCTACTTGTTGAAGTAGGAGTAATCGAAACAGAAAAACCTGATATTGCATTAACAGTACCGCCAGAAGTTGTGCCTGTTGTGGTACTTGTCTTTGTTGTTGAAACAACTTGACCTGCTTTCGTAGATCCAGCTATCCCTGGAGGAACCGTAATATTTGCCGAACCATCAAAAGAAACACCGTTAATGGTTCGAGCTGTTTCTAGTTTTGCAGGATAACCCCAATCACAAACACCACTTCCATCAGTCGTTAAAACCTCTCCATCAGCTCCGTCATCTGCTGGAAGAGTAAGCGTGTAGTTTGTTCCAATATTACTTGGAGCTTGAATTGCAGCGTAATTAGAACTATTTGAATCGTATAAACGAAGATCAAACTGACTCTTAATATTAAGTCCAGCACTATCAAAAGATACTCTTTCAGTTCCTCCAGTTGTTATAGATAAAGTATCAGCAGCCGATCTGTATAAACCTAAATCCGTGTCAGAAGCAAAAGTAAGTGATGGAGCTGAATTTGAACCATTGGTAGCTTTTAAAGGTACTTGTGGTTCGCTTCCTGTTGATTTGAACAAGTGAGAAGCCGATCCACTTGCTGAAATCCCTAAAACATTAGATCCCGATCTATATAAACCTGTATCTGTATCTGAGGCAAAAGTAAGAGAAGGAGTTCCACCATTTCCGTTCGCAATCCCTACTACACCTGTAAAAGTAGGACTAGCTGTTTTTGCTAATCCTAAATTTGCTACCCCTACATCTCCTACTTCATGCCAAGTCGTATTGGTAGAAGCATCTCGCATGTATAACTTATTAACGTCTGTTCTTACTTGCCATTGATATGGATAACTATTTGCACCTGCAATTGCACTGGAATTACTAGAGTTTGAACCTATTGCAGCTAAAGCATTGTTCAGGTCGGTTCTTACAGCCGCCCCCGAAGCATTTGCAATAACTAAATCGTGGACGGTCATTTACTTGTCACCTTTTTCATTAGTTTAACTGCCACGACCAAATCCTACAGCCGTATAAGAAAAATTCCTATCAATGACACTGTTTGAACTGTTTTTAAAGGTTACTGTAAAACCTGTTCCTGTCACACTCGAAACCGCAAAATAATCTCCTGAAGCCATGTTGTAAGCAGTAATCCCAATACTAGGAATGTATGCAGTTGTACTTCCTCCTACAACTGACGTTCCAGTGAAGAAAGCTTTTCCAAATGTAATAGCTTTACCACTGCCGCTAGTACCGCTAGCAATTGCAGCAGTGGATTGTTCTGTTCGTCTTGTTAATTTAAGTTGAAAACCAAGCTGATCAACAAGAATATTTTGGGCTACATCTGTTGTTGATAAAGTTGTTTGAAATTTAAAAGCTCTGCCCCTAAAGGTTCCATTAGCAAAAGGAGCAAAAGATCCATAAGTGGAAGCATCATCAGAAGTCGCAACTTCTAAAACAGCATTTACTTTGTCGGGTATTGTGCCGTCAAAATCTGTCCACGTATCAATTAAGCCTGTTCTGCTATCTATTAAATCTGAAGGATATAACCCTCTAGTAGCAAAAACTCTTTCTAAATCGATATTGAATACTGCTCCAAGATCTAAAATATTTTGAAACGCATAAGTACCTGTTGCATTAGCAGATGGATCTGTGAGTTTTAGAGCATCAAGGCCAGAATCATAAGTTGTATTTGTTTTAGTTCCAGCGAAGTTTCCTGTGTCTTCTCTTTGCTGCAACCCAACTAATAATTCATCAACAGCAGGAGCCGAAACGACAATACTAGCTTCTCCGTCACTGAAATTACCTAAATCATCCGCAAATTTTGCAATGTACTCTCCAGTTATTAATGGGACGACTGCTTGTGTACTATTTCCTGCTAAGGAATTAATTAAATCAGTTGAATTAGACCACGTTCCAGCTCCAGTAGTTAGAGAAGAATGTCTGATATGTACTCTTCCTCCATGAAGAACGTCAACATCAGTTGCTTTATCCCATGTCAATCGTGCTGAGTTTGCATTTATTCCTTCAAAAGAAAGATTAGCAACATTGTCTGGAGGATCTGTTTTACCAACAGCATTAAATGTAAGATCACTTGTTAAATTAGAAGTCGTTAGATTGATATTGAAAGACGCAACCTTAAATTCATATTCACCAACTTGGCTATTTTCTATCTCAAAGGAAGAACTTGCAACTGTAAATGTGTACCAAGTTCCTTTCTCAAACCTGTATTGTAATTGATACTGAATAACTCCAATAGAAGGCTTCCAACTAACAATTAGTTTTGGTATGGCTTTACCATTAATAACAACTATTTTTTCTTGTGCGCTTAAGTCAGAAGGTGGAGTAGCTGGTGCATTTAAAACAGAAACATTTCTTACGGGAAGATCTATACCTGTTTCAATAGTTGCATATTTACCTTCTATATATGGAGAAGCCGTAATTACATAATTAGCTCCTTCATCTTCTTCCTTAACAGATAAAACTCTCCAGTCTTCTGCTTCTACAGTGTTGTTTTCTAATAACCAAATACTTCCTACTGCTGGAGCTTGACTATAAGCACTTGCTACTGTTATTGCAGCTCCAGATTTACTATCTACATCTCTTATCTCTGTCAATCCATCAGGCAATATAACACTTAACTTTGCGTTATCTGTAATTGATAGATCCGTTGCATCCTCATTATCAACAGTGATAACAGTTGTTGACGCAGCAGAAATTCTACCTCCTCTTCTAATACCACTTCTAACTGGATCTATTACACTAATTACCATTCCTGGCCTGACAATCGTTCCACTATTTATTGATGTTTTAAATGTAATAACTTCTGATTCTCTCTGTTCTGTAAATGCTAAATATTTCCCGAGGCGTTGAGCTTGCCCTCTAGAAGTACACGCAAATGCTTTAACTTGTTTTATGATTGATCCCCACTTTGCCACATTTGCAGTATCTTCGTAGGTTTCATAATCAATATCAATAGAGTCCATATTGAAGTAACTGACTACAAAAACTGTATGTCTAGTTTTCAAACTTGTGCCACTATATGTAAACCCTTCAGGACTAACATTAGATAAATTAAATAAATAAGAAGTTGTTGTTGGTTTATCTTGAGATAATGTTATTGATCCTGCACCCCAAAAAGGCATACATCTCATTACACCCGATAACTCATTAATTAAATCAAACGCTTCTGTTGGAGTTTGAATAGATACGTTGCAACTAAATCTTGCTTCTTGACCTCCTTCACAGTCATCAACTAATTCATTAGCATAAACACTTGCAGCATAAAAAGAAAACTTATCAAGCCTAGAAGCATTACCATTAAAACTACTTTTCTCTGCATCAGTTAATATTTGTTCCCCAAATCCGTAGCGTTGTGAACATAATAAATCGTAAAGTATCCAGCTTGGGCAACTGCACCATTGAGCAGCACCAAAAGTACCGTTCCACGCTCCAGAATAAGTAATTCTTCCTGTATTTGAGTCTACACTTGCGTTGTTAGGCAGTCTTATCTTTACCCCTCTCAAGCGATATTGTCTTGTAGGTATGCTTGAAAATTGCTTGCTATCGACTCTAAGTGCAAAATAAGCAGAGTTTAAATATCTTTGTTTTTCATCAATAATAGTTGTAAAACTTGTCCAAGCAAAAGAATCCTTTAGTGATTCGTCTCCGCTATCTGCTGTTGTTCTAACAACTTTAATGTCAAGAGGAAAGGCATTACCACTATTTTTTGTGTGATCTAACTTGATTAAATAATCTTTTTGATAAGCATCTCCTGTCCTTCCTGTAACAGTATCGGTTCTTAAATCTGAGTAACTGGCTTCCCCATTGTACTTAATTTGTATTTTTAAAGAGACACTTGATCCTCTTAGATCTCCGTCATCTTCTGCTTTCTGTATTTGTTGCCAAGTTAGCGTAACTCTTACTGCATCTGGATCGTCGGCTCCACCACCTGCTGCCTGTATTTGTCTACTAACACCACCACTAGCTTGAGTAACAGTAACTCCTACATTTGTAGGACTTGCAACGCTATCTTTTAACCCTGCTATGTAAGCCTGATTTGATGTCCCATAACGAGGTGTAAACTCAACATCTTTAAAGTTGTAATCAGAGTCTTGAAGATTAGTTACATCTGCACCTACGTCTAAAATTGGAGTCTTATCAAAATAAATATCTTTTAAAGCAGCATTATCGTAATTAGTTGTATCTCTTGTATAAGCCTTAGCAGAAGGAAACCCTTCTATTTCGCCCTCAGAGACTAGATCTTGGATCGTTGCAAATTGCCTTGAGTCAAGAGTGTCGGGTTCTCTGACGGGAGCAGGAGGACGTTTTGGGCCTCCACCAGCTCCTCTTATATGTTTTGTCATACAACCACCTGCTCAGTGTCAATTGCTGCACTAATTATGACCGATCCAGTAAAGATTTCTCCATAAATTATCGGTATAGGAGTTCCAGCTCTTGTTGTGTTCTGCACCCCTCCAAAGGAATAAGACAATTTCGGATCTTGTTCAAACTCAGGTTCTTTAGGCGTTGGTGTAAGCATGTTGGCTATTCCACCCAAGACTAATGATCCTCCTATTGATGCAGCACTAGCAGCCCACCATGCTACGTTCGCCCCCGTCATCCCAGTTCCAGCCGCAAAGCTTGCCCCAAGACCACCTGTAGTAATAGCTAGGCCAATCAAAGCTGCACCTAAAAGTATGCGACCTGTGTTCCCTCCAGCTCCTCCTATGACGGGAACAATCTTCACTTCATTACTGGCTGGATAATGTAATTCTTCAGCTAACAATTCTGAGTCTCCAGTACTGACCTTGTAATACTGTTCTGCCATGTGACCTTGTAACTCAGGCCAATTAGCAACTAGAAATCTAACTGCTTCAGCAGGTGTACTTATATCAGCTTCCATCGTTTCTTGACCGCCACGTTCCACCACGAAATCAGCTAACGGGCCAGTACAGTGATGCAACACTTTTTGTTGAGGAATGTAGACTCCGACATGGTTTAGTCCTGGGTGCATCATAGACATAAGTAGAACATCTCCCTTTTCAAACCCTTCTTCTGGTCTTAATTCCCTAAAACCTGCCTCGGCTGATAAAGATTCAAATAATGGATGATCTAAAAAGTCAGCAGGTGTTCTAGGTCGTTCCCAATCTTTTAAAACAATACTTAATTCCTCTTTATACCAATCTCTTACTAAAGTCCAACAATCAGAAACACCCCAACACCAAGGTCTTCCTAATAAAGGTGATTTGTACCCATTAGGTTTGCATTCTCCCCATGTCTCAGTATTTGGATTAACAATATGCCAAGGTAATTTACTTGCCTCACAACCAATCAAATCTGCTTTACTTGGCGTTGGATAAGTAACAGGATGAGAATGAACAATAGACATAATCGTTCCTTTGTCTGACCATTTTGCATAGTCATCAGGATCTAATAAAAAAGTTGTTGTTGGCTCGTCAGCAATATTGCTACAACGCTTGTAATGCTCTTTTCCCTTTATTAATACAATTAAACCAACAGACTCTTTGGGGTCTTCCTCCTTTGCGTGAAGTAACGCAGCTTCTTTCCAATTCATGCGAAGAACGTCCCAACACCAGGAAATTCAGATCGTAAACATTGTCTTTTTGGTCCACGAACTCCTAGTAAATCTAAAGAAGCCGTAAGTTCAAAAGAAACAACTTCTCTTGACTCAATAGATTTTCTATCAACTATCCATGTCTCTCTGGGAAATTCAGCATAAGGATCTGGTGTCCCTAAAGGATTGCTGTTTCCAGGGAAATTTCCTGCATCTAAATATCGTGCCAATGTCCTTATTCTTACCAATTCCGAACCTGCTAAATCATTTCCAGGTGTTGTTTCATTTGCTGTTTGTAATATTGCTGTAACAGTGGAAAGAGCGTTACTGATCGTTAATCCTGGTCTTGGTATTTGACCTGATTTATATTCAAAACCAGAAGCTTCTATTGGTAAACGAGTATAAGAATTACCTTGCCAGACGACCTCCCCATTGGAATTTAAACTTGTTCCTGCGTGAAATCTTTGAGTAGTTAAAACACTATCAGGATTACCCGTTGGGTAATGTATTCCTTCTCTCAAGTTCAACTCAAATAATTCAATAATTGCTGATGGATTTAGTTTCTGTAATTCTTGGTAAATGCTACTAATTGCAGTCCAAGTAACACCACCATCTACAACAGTACTTTCTAATTTACGAGGCCAAACAGGTTCAGATGAACCACTCGTTCCTGCTGTCGTAACTTTGAAAACAAAGCCAGTATCTTGGACAGTGGTGGCTCGTCTTACATCACCAACACTAAAAGATGTACTGGCTGCCCATGCTGCTACTGCTGACATTAGGGTTCAAATACCTCCCTAAATGTTGCACTAATTGTTGCTCTATTTAAGTATGGAATAGTCTTAGTCCAACTAGCGCATACATAATTACTTGAAGAACCTTCCCCTGGAGGAGTCCAAGTAAAACTTGCAGAATCATTTGCTCTTGCATCTAAAAAAGTTTCAATTGTATCTGCATCTGCTTCAGATACTTTAAATTTAAGTCGATAAACCTTTGGATTTTGATGTTGGGCTAAACCAAATAAAATCCTTTGCTCATAACCATCTGCAAATTGAATAGTCCTTGTTTTAGGGCTACTTGTTTTTTGAACCCCGTAAGTTGGAGTGACGTTTGGAAAAGTTGCCATTACGCTAATAAACCTCCAGGTCTTTTCTCTTTAACTAATTCAGCTTGTATAGCTGCTGCCAGCATATCTCCTAATTCCTGTGCCGCACCAGCATCCCCTTCAACTGACGAACCAGAAGCATCTACGTTAACTACTACATTAGCTCCTCCCATTGCATGATTTGGAACGATATTACCGCTAGAACCTGGAACAAATAATTCTGGGCCTTTTTCTCCAACAACATAAGGAGATCCTCCTGTCACTGGGCCTCCTGATGCCTTATAAATATCACTCATGTTTAAGGAAGAACTTCCAGTAGGCCATTTGGCTCCGCTAAGATCCATCATGCCTGGAGTAACAGAACTTATAGGATTTGCTCCAAAGTTAAACAAACTCAATATTCCTTTCTGTAACTGAGCCGCAGCCATCCTTGCAGCCATGTCTAAGAAATGATCTGCAATGCGACTAAACATGTTTCTAAACGCATCTTGAACAGTCATTGTTCCTTGAATTATTCCTTTAAATGATTCACTAAACGATGAACCAATTGATTTAGATAATTCAACAACTTGATATTGTGTATTGTTTAATCTTCTTAATTCTGTATCTATTCTTTCGACTTCTGTTGCTACTGAATAACCTATCTCTTCTGCTTCTAACTTTATCTGTCTAAATTTTTCTCTATAAGCTTCAAGTCTAATAATTGTTTGATCTTGTGAAGCATCAAATTGTACTAAATCTTTAGCTTGTTTCGGCCCTTGGAACATTTGACCAAGGAGAACTCCTGTCGGGCCAAACATTCCTAAACCAACTCTGTCTTCTAATTGTTTTTGCTTAAATTCATCTTTAAGAATTTTTGTACGATCTTTAATAACTTCATTAATAGTCTCTTCTACTCCTGCCGTCTTTAACAGTTGCAAATACCTCAATTCTGTTTCAGGTGCTAAATCTTTATTAAGTTGTTTAATCGCTGCCATTGCACTTGCAAAATCATTTGCTTGTACAACTGCATTTAAACTAGCAACGTCTCCTCCAAAAAGAGCAGCAAATCCACCACCATCTTTTCCAAATCGTTTAAATTGTTCTGCAACCTGAACGGCTTCCTGTTTCGTGATATTTAGACTTTTACCTAATTTAACTATTTCGCTTGCACTATATCCAGCATTAAAGCCCATACTTTTCATATCTTTATTTAACTCTGCAACTGATTTTCTAAATTCAATAATTTCTCCTATTTTTTGTGCAGCAGCAGTCGCAACAATTGAACCAGCAAATCCAAATCCAGGGCTTAACGCACCACCCAAAGCACCACCAAGTCCACCAGCAACAGCAGCAGCAGGGCTTTGACCAAACAATAGGGGGAAACCTCCACCAATCATTCCACTTTGTAATGCCCCTTTAACTCTTCCTCCTCTTCCCCCAGGAGAAGCTGCCCATCCTTTTGAATTGGCTCTATTTCCAAAACCCCATCTCTCCATTCTCGTTAGAGGAGCAGGTTGAGGCCCATACTGAGCAGCCGTAAACCCTGTAACTCCGTTAAGACCTCCCCATTTTGTATTTGCTGAGATTTGACCTAATAAAGTTTCTATTTTTAAATTATGTTTT